TCCTTCAACGAATACTGGCGGGCCAACCCGCAGCACCAGGGCGGCGGCGGTGGTGAAGGCGACAGGAACTTTGCCATGGCCGGCTGGATGGACTACCAGCGCCGCATGAAGGACGCCCAGTCGGGTATTCCCGGCGCCGGGGGTCCGCAAGGGGCGCCACCGGCCCAGGGCGCCCAGATGCAACCCGATCAGTCGCTGGCGGACAGTCCGTTTGTCCAGCAGATGATGTCGCAATACGACAAGATCCGGGGCAACGTCGGCGGCACTCCCATTCAGCAGGAGTACGCCCCCATCTGGCGGAACCCGTGGGGTAATTCGCCCAAGTAATAGAGGTCCGCCAATGTCCTTTTTCGACTTTCTCGACTCCCTGAAAGGCCGCGCTGCCCCGGTCTGGGACGACATCTGGAACGCACCATCGGTGGGCGAAGGCATCGGGCGCGTGGCCAAACACGCGGTAGATGGGTATTCACAGCTCCTGCCGCTGGCCTGGGAGGGTGCCAAGGGCTTCGCCGGGGATGTCGCGGACGGCTATGGTGGGCGAGGCCCTGTGGCCACCCCCGACTTCATGCCCCCGGGGATGCCCCCGATGATCGACAACTCGGCGCTCTTCAACACCGATCCTACCGGGGGTTTCCGGCCCGAGTGGACCAACCGCTTGTCCGAGATCCAGAAGGTCCCCGAGCCTGAGCCCGAGCCCGAGCCCGTGCTCCCTCAGGCCGCGCCGCCCGTGAGCCCCGGCATGGTCGGGGACCCCGCGCTCGGCCCGTTGTCGCAGCCGCAACCCCTCACCAAGCCGAACGACTGGGACCCCTTCGACAGCCCGCTCATTGCCGGCGGGGACTTCTGGAAGGGTGGCCCTGCCTACAGCGGTGGGGTACAGGACCGCACCATCGACACGGCGAAGGATTTCTTCTCGCGCCAAGCACCGGAGGGTGAGCCCATGGGGCGCCAGAATGACGCAGGGGTTGCCAAGGGGAGTGCTCGGGACCAGTGGGTGGCTGACACCTACGCCCGCGCCCTGAAGATCTACAACGACCCTGAGGAGGCCCGGCTGGCAACGGCCCAGGCCGCACTCGAGACCGGTTGGGGCAAAAGCGTCCCTGGCGGGAACCTGTTCGGGATCAAGGGCGGGAAGGGTCCGGCCCTGAAGACCAAGGAGGTCCGCGACGGCAAGTGGGTGACCGAGAACGCCTCCTTCAGGGAGTACGACAGTCCCGACGCCTCGATTGAGGGCCGGATGGAGTTCCTCAAGAAGAACCCCCGCTACACCAAGGCGGGCTACTTCGACGCCCAGACGGCTGAAGAGAAGGCAGAGGCCCTACAGCGGGCGGGGTACGCCACCGATCCGCAGTACGCGGCGAAACTGTCCTCGATTGCCGGCAAGGTGGGTCAGATCGTTGGCCAGCAGTCCCCGGAGTCCCCCCAGCTCCAGCAGGCCTCCTTCGAGACCCCGCAGGCGGCGCCGGCCCTTCCCCAGGCCCGGGCGGACTACAGCCCGCAGCCCCTGCTCCCGGGCAGCTCCCGGTTGCGGAATATGGCTCGGGGTGGTGGTGATCTGGCCGGGCTCGCCCAGCTTATTGGCGGGTATGGCCCGGATGGGCTGACGCTCGAGGAGCAACTCCTCCTTTCCCGCAAGAAGGCAGACCAGGGCAAGTGGGCAAAGCTGAACGACGGGACGCTGTACCACGACACCACGGGGGAGACCCGGGGGGTGGGCGGAAGTGGTCCGGGCGGGCTGGCAGGGATGACGCCGAAGGCTCGGCAGGAGCTGGAGCAGCAGTTGGCTGAACTCCCGGCAGCGATTGGGCAGGTTGAGCACGTGCGTAACACGGTCCAAGAGGCCATGGACAAGGGGGTCCTGGGGCCGATCCGTGGCAGTGGCGCCGGGCGGCTCGTAGACCGCTACGCTGCGGCCCATTCCAAGGAAGCCGACGAGCGCACCCGCATCCGGCAGAACATGGACAGCATTGGTGTCGAGGCGACCCTTGAGGCCCTGGGCAAGATCGGTGGCTCGGACACTGAGCGCGAGTTCCAGTGGCTGCGAGAGGTCGAACTGAACTCCAACATGACCGATGGTGAGGCGCGGGCCTGGCTCGCGAAGTACGACCGGAACATGGAGAAGTCGCTGGCCAATCTACGGGCCAAGGGCATTCTCACTCCCGAGCTGGAAGCTCAAATCAGGACGTCGGTTGGTGCTCCACCCTCCAGTGCCGCTGAAAAGCAAGCTGACTCCTACATCCAATGACCCAAAAGAGGCACGTCAATGTATTCACTCGACCAACTGCGTGACGGCATTGCACGTGCCTCTGCGGCAGGGGATGAGCAATCGGTGGAGATCCTCCGGGGTCGTCTGTCCAAGCACCCGGACGCGCTGTTCGAGGCGCACGGTCGTGCGCTGGCAGACGGCAACGCCAAGGCAGCCCAGGAACTCCGCAGTCGGTACGACGAGGGCTTTGGCGACATCAACCGGGATACCCTCGCGCAGCACAAGTTCTTCAACCGGGAGGCGTCGACCCTTCACCGCGCCATGACGGGGAAGGACCCCGAGTCCCCGGAGGCTGCCTACGAGTGGGGCAAGGATTTCATGGGGCGCCTGGAGCTGGGGGAAGTCACCCCGGTGCAGACCATCACCAAGGCCCTGAATGGGGAACTCGGTGAAGAGGGTGCCCGTGCTCTGCTCTCGATGCAGGAGACCTGGGGCAGGACGCCGACCTTCTCCATGGAGGGGACCGGGGAGGCCATCAAGAACGTCCTCAACCCCCTCGAGTCGCCCACCACCCTGGCGGGGCTCGGGGCCGGCAAGATCGCCGGGTTCGTGGGGGGAGCCGCCGGCAAGAAGGCCCTCTCGGCTGCCCTGAAGGCCAAGCTGACCAAAGAGGGCCTGAGCGGGGCCATGCAGGGCGCTCTGGAGAAGGATCTGCTTCAGAAGGGGGTCACCACCACAGGTACCCGGGAGTTCGCGAAGAACGTCGGGGCCGGTGCCGCCCTGGGTAGCCCCTACGGCGCCCTCAACCCCGTCACGACCCAAGCCGCCGAACAGGCTGCCGGGGACCGTGCCGAGGGGGACTGGGACGTTGGCGAGATCGCCATGGGCGCCGGGCTGGGGGCGGTGGCGGGCGGGACGCTTTCTGCGATCCCCGCCGGGCTCCTGGCCCGGGGCAACACCCGGGCTGTGAAGCGGGGTGTCAACGCCGCGTCGGAGTTCGACAGGGCCGGGCGCCTCGACACCACCTTCGCCCTGCAGCGGCAGGCTGCCGAGGCGTCGGGGGACCATGCCCTGGCGCAGGAGATGGTCGCGCTTGAGAAGCGGTTCGCGGACGGCACCGCGACTTCGGAAGATGTACTGCGGGCGTCGGACATGGCCCGCCAGGTGGTTGAGAAGCCCCGTGGCATCACCCGGTTCATCCCAGGACTTGGAGACACCAAGCCCACCAAGGATGCCCGGTGGACTGCCAGCGTGGGTGCCACCGCCGCCAACCTCGGGAAGGCGGACATTGCTACCCTGAAGCGAGCCCTCGAACGGGGTGCCAAGGGTGCCAAGCGGGAGATCAGCGAGGCGGACTACCGCCGGGCCGTTGCCGCCCTGGACGCCTCGAAGGCGACCAAGGGCTTCAGCCCTGGGGCCACCCTTGAGGACATCCGGTCCCGTACGACCGGGCAGACGCGGAAGGCCCTCGACGCGGCCATGGAGGTCGCGCAGACGCAGTCCGAACTCTCGAAGACCAAGTCGATCTACCAGCAACGGTCCAAGTTCAGGGAGTGGGCCGATCAGCCCTCGGTGCAGACCACGGCAGACTTCGTTCCGACCCTCTCCATGGTCAACCGCCTGAGCAAGATGGCTGAGCCCCTGCTCGCCAAGAACTTCCCCCAGGAAGGGGCTGTGCTCGGGCGCATCACGGCGCGGTCCCGGGCGGAAGAAGCTGCGGCGAAGTATGGGTTCCGCAATCTGCAGGACGCAGCGCGGGTGAAGGACATGGATGAGCTGGCGGGCATTGCCCGGACCCGGGGTGAACTCGGGGACATCCTGCGGAGAGAGGGCGCGGCTCGCCAGGAAGCGGCGACCAAGCGTGACGCGGGGGCGCGGGCGCGGGCTGTGAAGCCCACCAAGGAGGAGCTGGCTGCCAAGGAGTACCAAGAGGGGTTGGATCGGTTCCGCGCTGAGATGAGCCGTTCTGAGAAGAGCGCGGCGGATGCCCGCAAGACAAAGCACACGTCCATCCAGGGCGAGTGGGGCGTCGGCCTGGGCTTGGACCGTAATGCGGCGGTGGATGGTCTCCGCATCCTTGAGAAGCTGAACTACCTCGGGGACCCCGCCCTCATCAAGCGGTTCCGCGAGGCGTACGCCGCCAACATCCCCACCGCAAAGGTGAAGGGACTGGGGGGTGAGGACGCCTACTACCGCATTCAGGATGGGCTGGAGGGCCTCATCAGCGAGGGGCGCATCCGCGTCATGTCTCCTGAGGCCCAGGCGGGCTTCCGCAAGAACGTCGGCCAGAACATCTCCTGGGACACCGGCATTCGCCCCCAGCACGGCTATCGCGGCCCCCGGGACCCCCGGGCTACCCTGGCACAGCGCCAGGCCAAGGCAGCCGCCAAGCGCCGCTCTGAGGTCGAGAAGCGGGTTGCCTACCGGAAGGCCCTGAAGGAAGGGAAGCCTGTGTCCGCAGCCGAGGCACCGAAGGGTCCTGCCTACACCCCGTTGAAGGTGGCCCCGTCCACGGCACCCCAACGGCAGCCGGCGCCCCTCGAAGGGGAGTTCCTGCCCAAGGTGCATCCCATGGGTCCGCCCAACGCGGCCCGGCCCCCCATCACCGGGGAGTCCAGCCGGATCATCGAGGGTGCTCCCCCGTGGGAGCAGCAGGGACCGGTGCGTCAGTGGGCGTCTGAGACCCCCAGGGCGCTCCCCAGCCCGCTCAGGCCGCAAGGGGCTACCGAGGACTTGGTTCGCCGGGCAGCCGCCGCACAGGGCCAGCCAGCCGGCCCACCGTCGCCTTTCCCCCCGGAACCGCCGCCCCCGTGGTGGCTGGGTAAGTCCGAGCCGATCCCTGAGAGACCGGCTCCACCGCCCCCGGCGCCGAAGGCCAAGCCGAAGCCGAAGCCCAAGCCCAAGCCCAAACCCGTGAAGGAAGCTCCCAAGAAGGCAGCGAAGCCGGTCGAGAAGCCCAAGCCGGTGAAGGAAGCCCCCAAGATCCCAGGCACTGACAAGGACAGCAAGGCCATGGGGGTCAAGGTGGATGCCGTGGTGGAGAAGGCGAAGGCGACCAACGCGAAGGCACGTGCTCTCAAGGATCGGGTGGAGACTGCGGGAACCAACGCAACCGCCGACGATGTGAGCAAGGCTGTGAAGGGCCTGGTGGCGAAGGAGAAACCCGTGAAGAAGGCGCCCAAGAAGGGAACGGTCGCTACGGAAGACCCGACCAAGATGTCCGACATGCAGCTCAAGCGTGAGCATGAGGCCCTGATGGCCATGGACGAGTTCACCGAGAAGCAGTTGGAGCGGTACTACGGGATCAAGAAGGAGCTGGATGCCCGCCGCAATCGCCCGTCCCCGGAGGCCCGGGTATCTGAGCCCGTGAGTAAGCCGGCCCCGGCTGCGGAAGTCGAACCGGTGGCTGCCTCTGGCCAGGCGGTGGCCAAGCACCCCGGGCAGATGACCATCCCCGAGCTGAAGGAAGCGATCAGTGCCCTGGTGAAGAAGGGCGACTGGACGTTGGCGGAAGCGCGGCGACATGGTCTTCTGAGACGAGCGTTGATGGAAAAGCAGCAGTAACGAAAGGGGGGCCGAAAGGCCCCTCTCCATTTGGAGGTTACCCTTTTGACTGACGAGAACAACACCCAAGTCGATAAGCCGGCACGTTCAGAGCGTCCGTTGGTTATGGTGCGCCCGGAGGAGTTCGACCGCAAGGTGATGACCTTGCCGTCTGAGACCCGCCGCGAGCTGGGCATCAAGCTGAACCCGCTGGTCATCCTCGAACAGATGATGGTGCAGGGGATGCTCGACGTGCATCAGGCCATCGACGTCTGCAAGCATCTCTCGAAGTTCACACACTCCCCGGCCTCCATGCGTCTGCGGAAGAAGCAGGTAGCAGGCTCGAATGATCCTGAGGACTGGGTCCGGGCAATGGAAGAGGCGGGGGTGACCTTTGACAACGACACCGGCGAAATCGTCCACCCCGTCTAGGCGGGGGAGGCCACCGAAACCGAAGGCAGTTCCCACCGGCACCACAGAGGCAGCATTCCAGGCCAAGCTGGGGTCGGACTTCTCGCTCTTCGCCAAGACGGTCCTCAAGATTCGCACCAAGGAGGGGAGGGTCATTCCCTTCACCTTCAACAAGGCACAGCGGTACGTCAACGACATCATCGAGGGCGAGCTGCGTACCAAGGGATACTTCCGGGGGCTGTACCTGAAAGGGCGGCAGCAGGGCATGTCCACCTACGTCGGTGGTCGGCTCTACCAGAAGGTCACTAGGCGCACGGGGGCGCAAGCCATCGTCGTGGCACACGTCGCAGACAGCACCCGAATGCTGTTCGACATGACCACCCGCTACCATGAGCAGTCGCCTGATTGGGCCAAGCCAGAGACCCGGTATGCTTCTCGGAATGAACTGTACTTCAACAAGCTGGATGGACGCTACATCGTGGGGACCGCCGGGTCCAAGGGATTGGGTCGGGGTGGCACCTTCCAGTACGCGCACCTGTCCGAAGTTGCCTTCTGGCCCAAGAACAGTGCGGCTGACATCTTCAACGGTCTTGAGCAGGCCATCCCCAACAACCCCGGCACCGAGGTCCACATCGAGTCCACTGCCAACGGCACATCTGGGCTCTTCTACGATCTCTGGACGGCAGCCGAGAAAGGGGAGAACGACTACACCCCGATCTTCATTCCCTGGTTCTGGCAGGACGAGTACCGGCGCCCGGTGAAGGACACCTTCAAGCGGTCCCCAGAGGAGATGGATATCGCCGCCGAGTTCGGGTTGGATGACGAGCAGCTCATGTTCCGGCGCGAGAAGATCGCACTCCAGGGCAAGGACCTGTTCGATCAGGAGTACCCCCTCTCCCCGAACCACGCCTTCATCTCAACGGGCATGGCGGTGTTCCTGCCCAAGTACGTGGGCCGCGAGCGGGATCGTGCCCGGCCCCCAATCGAGACCCTCGGGTTGGTAGGGGAGGACTGGGAAGAGTTCGCGGGAGGCCCCCTGGTGGTCTGGGAAAAGCCCCATCACTCCGAGACGTACTACATCGGTGCCGACGTGGGCATGGGTATGTCCACTTCCCGCAAGGACGCGGACTGGTCGGTGGCTACCGTACTGGACGGGATGAAGCGTGTGGTGGCCAGGTACCGTGCCAGGGTGTTGCCGGACAACTTCTCCCATGTGCTCTACCACATCGGGAAGCTGTACGGGAATGGCCAGATCATCGTGGAGAACAACGCCCACGGTATGCTCACGTGCGTCCGGCTCTACAAGGACCTGGGCTACACCAACTTCTACACCGAAGAGGTGGTGGACAAGATCACCGATCAGATCACAGTGCGCCTGGGGTTCACGACCTCTTCCAAGAGCAAGACGATGATCCTCAACAAGCTCCGGGGAGACATGCGCGACGGCACCATCCACGTCAATGACCTCGACACGCTCGATGAGATGCGGACGTTTGTGGCCACCGTCGATGGCAAGTTCTCGGCGGAACCAGGGCACCATGACGACACGATCATGGCGTTGGCGCTTGCCAACTTCATCCACAAGGGGGTCAAGAAACCCGTCACCGATTTCGAGGAATATCTCGAAGAGGCCATCTGAATACCTCCGCTAGGCCGGTTTGGCTAAGGGTGGAGGGGCGCGTCCTCTCCACCTTCATTTTCTGGAGTCCCCATGGCGAAAAAGACCAAGCCGTTGACCGATGAGCAGATCGTCTCTGCGGTCCTCAATGAGATCGAAAACGGAACCACTTTCAGTCAGTCCAAACTGACCCGGGAGCGCGAGAAAGCCCTCCAATACTACTACGGGGATCTCCCCGCCAAGCTGGGGTCGGGCCAATCCGGCTACCGTTCCCTGGACGTCTTCGATGCCGTTGAGTCAGGCCGGGCACATCTGCTCGAAACCTTCTCCGGTAACCGGCTGCCTTTCACCATGCGGTCGCCCGGCATCCAAGCCGCAGTCCACATGGAGTGCGCTGCGGCGTACATCGACAAGGCCCTCTTCACCGAGAACGCCGGCTTCACCGTGCTCGATGACGTCATTTTCGACGCCCTCACCACACGCATCGGGGTCGTCAAGGCGTACTGGAAGCGGGACCACAAGATCCTCGAAGAGGAGCTTCCAGAGACCCCTGACGTGCTGCTCGATCAGCTTGCGGCTGACCCGAACATCGAGGCCATCGAGGCCGAGGTAGACGAGGCTACGGGCATGGCCACCGGCACCATCAAGCGCCGGCAGGACACTTCCCGTGTCGTCATCGAGGTCATCAAGCCCGAGAACTTCGTTCTGAGCACGGCTGCCGCGAACCTGCAGGAACGCACGGTTGGTGAGTACATCCGCAAGAAGATGTCGGTGTGGAAGTCCGAGGGGTACAAGGAGGAGGACCTTGTCCAGTCCCTGAGCGAGGATGAGCAGTCGCGCTTCGACGCCATGGAGTCGGCCCGCAATGATGCGGCTGACTCGAATGATGATGATGAAAACGACGATTTGATCGATCCTTTCATCACCCTCCTTGAGGTCTGGACGCAGCTCGATATCGCGAAGGACGGCAACCCCAAGGGCTACCGGTTGCTGATTTCCGGCAAGAAGCTGTTGGAGCGGGAGGAGACCGACTACTTCCCCTACCGCACCTTCTCGCCTCTGCGGATCTCGCACAACAGCCACGGGGCCTCGTTCACCAAGTCGGTCCTGCCGACCCAGGACGCCAAGACGGTCTTGACGCGGGGAATTCTGGACCATGTGGTCCGAACCAACAACCCGCGCTACACGGTGCTGCACGGGACCATCGATTCGGCCAGGGAGCTTCTCGAGAACAAGCTGGGCGGGATCGTCAACATCCAGAAGCCGGACGGCATTCAGCCGCTTCAACAGGCGTCCCTGAACCCCTTCGTTTTCCAGACGATCCAGCTACTCGATGCGGATCTGGAGGACACCACGGGGCTGTCCCGCATCTCCCAGGGCACCGACAAGAACGTCATCAGCAAGCAGAACTCCCAGGGTCTGGTGCAGGACCTGGCGCAGAAGGGCGAACAGCGGTTCCGCATCATCGGGCGCCGCTTTGCCGAGACCTTCCTGAAGCCGCTGGCGCAGTTGATCTACCAGCTCGCCCAGGCCAACGACACCAAGCCCAAGATGGTGTCGGTCGGCGGGGAGATGGTGCAGACCACCCCGGCGCAGTGGCCCGAAGTGTCGGAGATCGAGGTCGATCTGGAGCTGGACCCGGCCATCCGCAAGGCCAAGTCCATGGAGATCCAGCAGGCCATTGGTGCGGTGGATTCCAACCCAATGCTGTCCCCCATGTTCATCCCCGCGAAGCGCCGGGAGCTGGCGGTCAAGAGTCTGCGCCTGCTTGGGATCGATGAGGCTGACAGTCTCTTCCTGCCCGAGCCCCCGCCGCCCCAGCCCGACCCCATGCGGGAGGTTGAGATTGCGGCCAAGAAGATGGAGTTGGAGGTCCGCAAGCGGCAGCAGGACCTGGCAGAGCGCAAGCAGCAGATGGCCGAGATGCAGGCCCTGCGGGAGATGGAGGGCGACGAGAAGAAGTTCTACTTCGAGCACCTCCAGGCCCAGGCCCGGATGGCGATGGAAGAGCGCCAGCAGGCCAACAAGGAACTCAACGAGGCGTGGGAGCGCGAGCAAGCGGCGTTGACGCCACC